GCTTGTAATGGCGCTGGCAGGAAAATATCGTTATAAAATAAATACGAAAGGTGTTCGAGACGAGAACCCAGAGAAGTCTCACCCGTGGTCCGATGTTGCAGATGCGTTCCAGTATTTGTGTCTTCATGCAGACGGGGGTGAAGTTTTCGGGAACTCAACGCAGTACGAACAGCGTCGTGAAGTCGTGCGTGTTTCGTCCGGGGGCTGGACTTAATGTGTTGACGAGTTAACAGATAAACGCTATCGTACTTATAATATCGCATATGTGAGATGATAACTATGGCACTGGGTCCACAACTTATCCCCGTGGCACGTGCCTCAGACCTTGAGGCGGCTGCCAAACGCGAGTCTGCTGCGAAGCAGAGCACACCTCTGATTCAGGGGCTGTCTGCTCACGTCCGTCGTCGCTGGGAGGTCATGCGTGACCACCACAACCAAGACATCGAACCGCGTCTCGCGAGTTGTGTCCGTGCAAGGAACATGGAGTATGAACCAGACAAGATCGCTGAAATTCGCGCACATGGTGGCTCGGAAATCTTTATGGGGATTGTTTCTACTAAGTGCCGCACTGCTACTGCATGGTTGCGCGATACGCTTCTAGGCACCGGCGCTGACAAGCCTTGGTCCATTTCACCGACACCAATCCCCGAAGTAGCTCCCGAGATCGTGCAGAACTTGCAGCGGATCATGGAGCAGAACCTCGCGCTGTATTATTCACAGGGTAACGAACAGTTAGCTCCGGAAGAGCTTCGTCAGCTGGCGAACGGTATGAAAGATACCGCGATGCGCCAGATGAAAGAGGAAGCCGAGAAACGCGTTGATCGCATGGAGCAGAAGATGGAAGACCAACTCACCGAAGGTGGGTTTGTCAAAGCTCTGTTTGATTTTACCAACGACGTTGCGACGTTCCCGTACGCTATTCTTAAAGGCCCAATCCCTCGCAAACGCAAATCGATGAAGTGGATGGACGGCGGTCTAGGCACGGTTGAAGTGCTGCGAGACGAGTGGGAGCGAGTAGACCCGTTTAAGTTCTACTGGGCACCTTGGGGCGATGATATTCAATCCATGCCCATTATCGAACTGCACCATCTAACCCGTGACGATGTGGAAGCGATGTTAGGGGTTGATGGTTATGACGAAGCAGCACTTCGTTCTATATTGGCTGATTTCGGTTATTCTGGCTTCACTTGGCTGGACCATGACGATAGTGACTACGAAGACGCTACTGGCCGTGATTTTGACGATGCTGTCTCTGATATAGTTGCAGCAATTCAACTCTGGGACTCGATTCCCGGCGACATCCTTCTTGAGTGGGGGATGAGCGAAGAAGAGATTGACGACCCCCACAAGTCGTATCCGTGTGAAGTGTGGATGATTAACAACACTGTTGTTAAAGCCGTGCTGAACTACGATCCTTTGGGTCGCAAACCGTATTACCTCACTTCCTTCGAGAAGGTTCCCGGACGGATCGACGGAAATGGGGTAGCCGACCTTTGTATGGACGCGCAAAACATGTGTAACGCTGCTGCGCGCGCCCTTGCAAACAACATGGGCATTAGCTCCGGCCCACAGGTCGGCGTTAATATTAGTCGCTTGCCTGCTGGGGAAGACATTACCCAGATGCACCCATGGAAGATTTGGCAGTTCCGCCAGTCTGACTACAACGACGCTTCTCCACCCATTCAGTTCTTCCAGCCGAACTCAAACGCGGCTGAACTAATGGCGGTCTTCGAGAAATTCATGGGCCTCGCTGACGAGGTTTCAGGTATCCCGCGTTATATGACCGGGCAACACGTACCGGGTGCGGGTCGCACCTCGTCGGGTTTGTCTATGCTTATTTCTAACGCAGGTAAGAGCATTAAACAGGTAATCGGTAACATCGACCACGATGTGTTAACGCCGATGCTAGAACGTCAATACCAGCGTAACCTTCGTTACTCTGACGATCCGGACTTGATTGGTGATGTACAAATTGTTGCACGAGGTGCGATGTCGCTTGTTGTTAAAGAAGCTGAAGCTGTCCGTAAGACTGAGTTCCTCCGTCTTGTACTGGAAAGCCCTGTTGCACAGCAAATTGTTGGCCCTACGGGTACGGCTGAACTACTCCGCGACTTGGCGAGCAATCTCAACACCAATATCGACCGTTTGGTCCCTAGCCGCGAAGAGCTTCAGCGCCAGCAAGAAATGGCTCAACAACAGGCTATGATGCAGCAGCAGATGATTGCGGCTCAGGAATCAGCAAATTTACAAGAAGATGGGTCGCAGCAAGGTGGGCGCGAAAGCAACTACATTAGCGCGAAGCCAAATGGACGATAACGCACGTATGTGTTGACACGTTAACATGTGTGGGATAACTTAACACTATGATAGACCTCAATTCTATCGACAAGCAGCAGGTGAGAGCTTTGCTGCGACTTAAAGAGGCTGGCAGCGATAAGCTGTTAGAATTTTTTAAGGACGAGATAGACCGGGGTACGCAGAAACTGGTCAAGGCAACCGACATGGTAGAAATCCACCGGATGCAAGGGCGAGTAGAAGCATACGAAGATTTACTGAGGGCGATTGAAGAGTCGGCCAAGGTAGCAAACCGCTCTTAGGAGCAAACCTAAGCACACCATTACGTGTGTAGCATACCCTCGGGACGCTAGATACAGAGTTGGTGCTTTAAGGAGAAGCATATGGCATTGCCAAAACAGGTGCAGGCACAGCTTGCGGAAGTGGAAGAACTTGAGAAAACGCTGACAGCCCAGCCCGAGACGAAGGAAAAGAAGGCCAAAGAGCCGGAAGTTTCTGAAGAAGCGGAGTTGGATACCGAGGCGGAAGTAACAGACGAAGCGGAAGAAGCACCCGAACCTGAAGAAGCAGAGCCAGCTGACACGTCACCGACGGACGTAGAGGACGACTATAAGCAGAAGTACAACACCCTACGGGGCAAGTACGATGCGGAGGTTCCCAGACTTCACCAACAAGTCAGGGAGTTGACAACGCGTTTAGACAAACTCTCGAAAGAGAAAGACGCGAAGCCAGCTGAGCCTACAAAGGCGAAGGAGAAAGTCAGTTATGTGACCGATGCAGATCGGGCCGAGTTTGGCGAAGAACTGATCGACGTTCAGCGTCGTGTTGCCAAAGAGGTAGCTCAAGACTACGAGGACCGCTTTGAACAACAGGAGGCAATTATCCGGGACTTGCAGGAACGTCTGCAAAAAACGGGTAACGAAGTCGGCGAGATGAATTTCGCAACCCGCCTACACAGGTTGGTTCCGGATTTCGCCGAAGTCGACGCAGATGAACGTTGGGTGGCTTGGTTGAATGAGTATGATCCTATGCTCCGAGACCAGCGACGAGTTCTAGCTCAGGAGGCATTTAACACCGGCGACGCAGAAGCAGTTGCACACTACGTGAAACTCTTCAAACAAACCCTCGCAGAACCGGAAGTTGAGTCCCCCACACGAGCAAAACGTCAGCGAGAGCTTGAAAAGCAGGTTACGCCGAACCGTTCCGCTACTTCCGTTAAGTCGAATGGGTCTGCTGCGAAAATCTACACTGAACGAGAAGTTCAGGGGGGTTGGAACAAGATTCGAGAACTGACTAAACGCGGAGATTATGCTGGGGCGGAAAAACTTGAAGCTGAACTAACTGCTGCATATCTTGAAGGCCGTGTACGAAACTAACCTCCTCGATAGCAGCTGTTCAAACCGACTTATGATCTAGGAGGCCCAAAATGGCTGCTGTTTTCCCCGTACAAAGCTCTGGAGCTTTTGATACCAATCCGTCTTACTCTGGCGGTTTTATTCCTCAGCTGTGGTCTGGCAAGCTGAACGCTAAGTTCTATGCCAACACCATGTTGACTGAGATTTCCAACACTGATTGGGAAGGCGAAATTAAAAACCAAGGCGATACGATCCGTATCCGCACTGCGCCGTCAATCACTATCAGCGACTACGTTGCTGGTGCTGGTTTGGGTACTGCTGAAGTGCCTACCCCAATCTTCACTGACATGCAGATCAACAAGGCGAAATCGTTCAACGTTCAAGTCAACGACGTGTTAGAGCACCAAGCTGACATGGACCTTATGAACATGTTCACCGAAGATGCTGCTAAGCAGTTGAAAATCGCAATCGAGAACGAGTGTTTCTTCAACTGGTTCGTAACTGAAGGCGCAGTAGCTGCTAACGGCGGTGCAACTGCTGGTGCTCTGTCTGCTGGTTACAACCTTGGTACTGACGCTGCTCCGATTGACGAAGCAACTCCCGGCAACGTTCTGAAGGCGATCCTTCGTATGTCTGCTGCTCTTGACGAGCAAAACGTCCCTGAAGAGGGTCGTTGGTTGATCCTTACCCCGTACGAGCGTCAGCTGCTTATGCAAACTGACATCGCACAGGCTTACTTCACTGGTGATGCGTCTTCGACCATCCGTACCGGCAAGATCGGCATGTTGGACCGCTTTGAGGTCTACGTGTCTAACTTGTTGCCAAAAGGTGAAGCAGGCAAAGCGCTGGTTGCAGGTCTTTCTGCTACTTCCAGCGGTGCGACTGTATCGGGTGCAGGTACTCGCCGCATGATGGTTGCAGGTACTAAGCACGCTTGTGCTTTCGCCTCGCAAATCAGCAAGACTGAGCCTCTGCGTAACCAGAACGACTTCGGTGACATCGTCCGTGGCCTAACTGTCTACGGTCGTAAGGTACTGAAGCCTGAAGCTCTGGTAACTGCGCTGGTTGGTTCTGCGCCTTAATAGCCACTTGGCAGGGGGGCTTCGGCCCCCCTAACAACCCATAGGAGGTTATTATGGACGTATTTGAACTAATCAACGCCGTCGGAGCGGAGTTGGTTGCCAATAAGGCAATCGCTAAGCAGGCAGACGGTACACGCGTAGTTGTGGCTCAAGTAGTCGGCGATGCAATGGTTTTAACGGCTGAAGGTGAAGAAATGGCTAAGGCTGCGAAGCCAGCGCCCAAACCTGCGGCTAAGACTGCTAAATCAAAGACGACGAAGGCCGCTGCTGCACCCACACCTGAAGAATAAGGGGGCTAGCAATGTCTACCGTTAAGGTCATCGACGTAATCAGACGGGTCGAGGATGTGCTGCAAGACAGCAACATTCGCTGGCCGCGTACTGAATTACAAAATTGGATGAACGAGTCGTATCTTGCGATTACGCTTGCTCGTCCTGACGCAAACGCAAAGTCCGGTACTTTTACGTGCTCCGCAGGAACGCGCCAAGTGCTGACTAAAGCTACCGCTGACGGAGGTTATCCGTCTGCATTGCGGCTGTTGGACGTAACTCGTAACATGGCATCCACTTCAAGCTACAGGGTTATCCGCCTTGTATCTCGTAGTGTGCTAGACGACCAACGTCCGGGGTGGCACGCTGAGACCGGCACGGTGAACATTCAGCACTTCACCTTCGATCCCCGCCAGCCGAAAGAGTTCTTTGTGTACCCTCCGGCAACAGAGTTGGCCGAAGTCGAAGTTGTCTACACTGACTCTCCCGGTTCTCATACTCTTAGCGAGAGCGATCTCGATCCTGAAGGTTCAAACACAGAAGTCATCAAGTTGGACGACATCTACACGTCCCCAATCATCGACTGGATTCTGTATCGTGCGTACTCGAAGGATGCTGAGTATGGTGCTAACGAGCAGCGCGCTCAGGCGTCTTATGCTGCGTTTAACGCCGCGATCAGTACTAAGAACCAAGTAGATGCAGCTGTTGCACCTGCTAACTTGAGCAAGGTGACGTAACATGGCAGTCGCGTGGGCTAATTTCTACCCGTATATTCAGCCCCACCTACCGGGCTGCCCGGAAATCGTCATCGAAAATCATCTGCGGGAAGCTGCATCTGAGTTTTGTAAGCTAAGTCAAATTTGGCGATACGACATCGACAAGGACTATACGAGCCGTAATACGGCGGAATACGACATTGAGGTTCCAACTCGTACGGTACTTGAGGACATCCTGATCCTGTATTTGGATGGCTTGCCTATCAAGCAAGTGTCGGATCGTCACTTTGATCTACCTAGCCTTTACGAAAACTCTCGCCCTACGGCGTTCAGTTTGTACCAAGACTCGCAGATTAGGTTCTACGCAACACCAGATGGTAAGTACGAGTTTGAAGGCGTAGCCGTCATCAAGCCGTCCTCTACTGCGATTGACGTAGAAGATTTTATCTACGAAACCCATGGGCGCTCTATCGCTTGCGGGGCAATCTACCGCTTGGCGATGATTCCAGCCAAGGAGTGGACCAACCCTGAGCTAGCTACCTACTACCGTGCAGAGTTCTACAAGCACGCTGCGGATGCTCGAAGCCGAGATACGCGCGCGTCTGGTCAGACTGTGAAAATGGTGGGTTTTGACAAGGCATCGACGCGTAAGGGGATATAATGGCTAACATATTCAAATACGTTCAAGGTGATACCGGCCCGCAAATTCGCGTGACGCTAACCAACGAAGACAACGATGAGCCGGTCGATCTAACATCGGCGACGGTTACGTTGCACTTCAGGGAAGCAGGCGCTGACACGGTGCTGTTTTCGCGCGAGTTCTTTATCAACCCTGAGACAGCAACAAACGGTATTGCCGTGTTGCAGTGGGACGAAGGCGACCTAGAGGTCGAAGCTGGTTCTTACGAAGGGGAGATCGAGGTTCTTCGCGGTAACGGTGTTCGGGAAACCTTGTACGAGAAATTGAAGTTCAAAATACGTGAGGACTTCGCGTGAGGTTAAAGTCTGTCGAACTTGTTAACGCGCTAAAGGCTGCTTTCGAGCAGCTTCAGGTGCTGACGCAAACATCGGTAAACATTAACCAGAACGTTATTAAGGCGGAGCAGGGGGAGTTCCTCTTGTTCGCCAAATACTTCGATACGATCTCAGTTGAGGACGGTAGTCGTCCGTCAGACGAGATGGTCTTTGAGTTCTTCAAGACGCTTACAGATGACACAGGAGTGGCTGAAAACGCGACCAACGCGTTCTTCAAAGTCGCCGCTGACTACGGCTATATTCTTGACGACCAGCGTTGGAGCTTCATCAAAGGGGCTTTTGATGAAGTTTCGCTTGGCGACGGAATAGACACCAAAGCCGTTGGTAAAGCGCTGCAAGACATTTCAGCCGCGTTAGACGCCCCGGCCAAGCATATTGGTAAGCCCGCCGTTGCCGATGGCGTAAATCTCGCGGGCGACGTTATTGTAAAAATCACCGAACTTGGCAAAATTGATGTTCCATTGGTCGCGGAAGAGCATTATTATGCTCTAGGTAAGCCGCTAGAAGATGTGTTTGTTCTCGGAGAGGCACATTTTGTGGCGGTTTCCAAGCCACTGGAAGACGCAGTCCAAGGGTTTGAAGACCACGTCTTTATTTTCACCAAGAAGGTAAAAGAAGACACGTTCTCCGCTACGGAAGAACTCGCTAAGGATTTTTGGCGGCCACTTGCAGACTCCTACTCCTTGTCAGACGGCCACTCGTTAGAGCCGGGCAAGGTTCTGTATGATGTCGTGGCAGGGGTAGGAGACCAAGCATTTATCTTCGCTAAGAAGGTAGCCGGAGACATCACCTCCGCCGCCGACCAAATCAACACAAAAGGGTTTGGTAAGGCGCTAGAAGATGTTTCGGTATTCTCGGAAGCCCATCACTACGACATGGGCAAACCTCTTACAGACACATACAGCGTCCTCGAAGCGCATTCCCTCGAACCCGGTAAGGTGTTCGCGGATAGCGTAAATGGTATCGAGGACTATGTTTGGTTGCTTACTAAGAAGGCACCGGATAACCCTGTAGGGGCCGCAGATCAGATCAATACGTTCTCGGTGGGCAAAGCCTTCGCCGATAACGGCTATTTATCGGACACCATCAACACAATCTATTTTGACAAAGCTCCCTCAGATGCACCGGTTGCGACCGATGAGATCAACAGCTTTGGCACCTCGAAACAGCTTACAGACGGCGTAAATGCGACGGATGACGTCGACGGAACGGCATCAATCTTGGATGACCAAGAGATGCAGTTTATGAAAGACCGAACCGATGTCGCGTCTGCTTCAGACTCCCTGTATCGCCAAGTCGATTATGTCCGAGCGTACACTGACGCTGGATACTTCGGCGACGATGCGATATTTGATGTCGGAAAGGCAGTTTTTGATACGCCAAGTGCATCTGACAGCACAAACTTGTT